ATGACCACACAAAATGACACAAAGCAAATAAATCCTGCGGCACTAAGCCCTGAAACAGCGGCTAAAATGCTTGGATTACCTTTAGAAGTTGTCCAGAAACATATCGCACAAGGTGCACCTGTAGCGGCCGATGGAACTATCAGTCTTATTTCTTATGCAGCATGGTTAAACAGCAGGGAAAATTATGGCAATTGACGTAAATAAATTATCGCAATCGCAGCTTTTGCAGTTGATAAATGCCACACCGCTTGGGCCGGTATTAGACCGTTCGCATTTGCGAAGGCAGATGGATATCGCTGCGTATCGCATTGGTGATGGCAAGCATATTAATTTGGTGCGCTATGTCTCATGGCTTGCCCGCGAATATGAAAAACCAAAACAGGCGAAGCAATCTGTAGAAGATTCCAGACTCAAAGATTTAATCGCAAAAAACGCGGCGCGTAAAGCTGCTCAGGATATTGGCGAAATTCCTGCTATTGAAAATGTTGAACGCAGGGAAAAAGCATGCGGTGATTTCAGATACTTTTGTGAGACTTACTTTGCAGATGTGTTTTATTTAACCTGGTCCGATGATCACCTGCGAGTAATCTCAAAAATAGAACAGTCCGTTCTTCATGGAGGACTGTTTGCTTTTGCTATGCCTCGCGGAAGTGGCAAATCTGCTTTGACAAGGTCGGCTGCCATATGGGCAATTTTAATTGGAGCCCGCAGGTATGTATGTTTGATTGGCTCTGCCACCAGGCAGTCACTAAATTTATTTCAGAGTGTTCAGGCTGCCATGCTGGGTAATAATCTGCTTCTGGCAGATTTCCCAGAAATTATTTATCCAATACAGCAGCTGGAAAATAGTGCTCATAAACAAAGGGGGCAAAGATACGAAGGGCGGCTTACATATCCGGTGTGGGGAACGCATAAAATTGTTATTCCTACTATCGCAGGAAGCATTGCGTCTGGTTCGGTGATAACGGTTGATAGCCTTGATTCAAATATTCGCGGCCAGATCCATACAACTATGGATGGCAAGATCATTCGTCCTGATTTGGTTTTAATAGATGATCCGCAAACGAGAGAATCTGCAAAATCAGTTGACCAGACCAATCAGAGATTAAGCACTTTAAATGGTGATGTGCTTGGTATGGCAGGGCCGGGTAAAAAAATATCCGGATTATTAACCTGTACAAAGATTTATTGCAATGATTTAGCAGATCAGATTCTTGATTCTGATAAAAATCCTGAATGGCAGGGGCAATGCACTAAGATGGTTTATGCATTGCCTTCTGATATGAAACTTTGGGATAAGTACGAAGAAATCCGGGCTGATAGTCTTCGAGCCGGCAATGGCGGCAGGGAGGCAACAGAGTTTTATATCCAAAATAGAGCTGCCATGGATTTTGGCAGTAAAGTTGCCTGGCCCCAGCGTCATAATGAGGATGAAGCATCTGCTATTCAGCATGCAATGAACCTGATGCTTCGCGATGAGGCAGCGTTCTACGCCGAATATCAGAACGATCCTATTGCAGAACAGACTGTTGAGCAGATTTTGACGATCGAGCAGGTTATGGAGAAAACCAATGGCCGAAAAAGATATGAGGTTCCGCTGGGCTGTCAATATCTTACAATGTTTATTGATGTGCATGATAAGCTTTTGTTCTATGCAGTATGCGCATGGGCAGAAGATTTTACTGGTTTTGTTGTTGATTATGGTACATATCCTGACCAGAGAAGGGCATCATTTACGCTTCGAAAAGCACAAATCAGTCTTCAGGATATTTACCGCGGCATGGAAAAAGAAGGTGCGATTCAAGCAGGTTTGGAAAAACTATGCACAGATTACTTAAATCGAGATTGGAACCGCGGAACCGGTGTTATGAAAATCGATAGATGCCTGATTGATAGCGGTTATATGCCCGGCATTGTTGAAAACATTCGTCATAAACTTGGCGGTACTATTATGGCGTCAAAAGGTGTTGGTATAAAAGCCGCAAATAAACCAATGTCAACTTACAAACGCAAGCCAGGCGAGCGGCACGGTCATCATTGGTATATCCCTAATATAAATAAAACCGGTGAATTTACACATGTGGCGATTGATACAAATTATTGGAAGACATTTGTTCATGAGAGATTCTTTATAGCGGCGGGAGACCATGGCAGTTTGACAATCTTCGGTAAAAGCAATCATCAGCACGAATTGTTTGCCCAGCATGTAGCCGGTTCCGAATCTTGGGTGCGAACCGAAGGTCATGGCAGGGTAGTTTATCAATGGTCACCAAAAGTTGGCGGACTTGATAATCATTGGCTTGACTGCATGGTCGGCTGTTCGGTAGCTGCCTCTATGTGTGGATGCAGTTTGAGCGGGCACAATGTAAAAACATTTACCAAAAGAGAACGGATTAAGTTATCAGATATTCAAAAGAAGCAGAATCTATGATGAATGAAAACCAGAAAAACGCTGAAAAGAATATTGGCTTGGAATGTAGCAGTTGCGGATGCAGGCATTTTAGTGTTCAGGGTACCCGTATTGCAAATAAGCAGATTATACGATATCGATTGTGCAGAAATTGTGGGCTACGGCTTACCACAGTGGAAAGAGCGGTTTCAAAATGAAAATAGGTTGAGTATGAATGAAGTTGCCACAATTTATGTTACCAGCCCGAAAACCTATACACTATTGTATCAGAACAAGTTAATAAGGAATTTTTTGAATAGGAGTTAGCAATGTTGAAGAAATTTACAATTTGTTTAGTCGCTTTTATCTCTTTAAGTTTAGCCACCAGCACATTCGCCCGCAGCCATATTAGCGTCGGTATCAACATCGGTACTCCCGTTTATGTAGCCCCAGCACCGGTATATGTAGCGCCACCAGTCTATGTAGCTCCCGCACCTGTTTATGTAGTACCTGCACCAGGCTACGGCTATTATGCTCAGGCACCAGTTGTTGTTGCTCCACCGGTTTCCTATTATCCGGCTTATCGCTATCCGAATTATGGCCCAAGCTTCCGTTTTGGCTACAGTCGCGGTCACGGTCATCATCGCTAGAAGCGCAGGCAGCCATTGATATAAGCACAAAAGAATATTTATAATTTCAGTCCCCGTCCATAAGCCCCCGACTTTATGCCGGGGGTTTTTCATAATTGATTGCAAGGTTGATTTTCAGGACTTTGCGATTTACAAAGCATCTTCGGTTGACGAAGAAATCAGTTTTTCAGACACCTCAATCCGGTTATCCCCTTAAAAAGCCATAAAATCATTTTTTATTTTTGCTTGCCTAAAAACTATTCTATATCGTATAATCTTACTGGTAAGATTAATTTATTTTAAAGGTGTGTTATGATAGCAAATTTGGCTACAACTAAAATGTCTTCTAAAGGACAGGTAGTGATTCCTGAAACAATTCGAAAAACGCTTGGCCTGGAAAACGGCTGCCAATTCCTTGTATTAGGAGAAAAAGATGCGGTTATTCTTAAAACTATAACAGCTCCTTCAAAGAAAGAGTTCCAAGACCTGGTTAACAGTGCACGCAAGGCTGCAAAAAAAGCCGGCTTAAAACCCAAAGACGTCTTTGGTGCCGTTGCGCAGGCCAGGGGTAAGAAGTGAAAACAAAGGTCGTAATCGATACCAATGTTTTTATTTCCGGCATCTTCTTCAATGGGCCGCCATCACGAATTCTCCATGCATGGCAGGAAGATCAATTTCAACTTGCGATATCTGAGGAAATAGTTGCAGAATACAGACGGGTCTTGGATATATTTGCAGTCAAATTCAAGCATATTGATTTTAAGCCTGTTATCGAAATGCTTCTTATCAAGGCGGAACTTGTAGGTTCATATTCATTTAAAGAACAAATCAGCGAAGATCCGGATGATGATAAATTTATCGCATGTGCAATTGCATCAGAAAGCAGGTTCATTGTTAGCGGAGACAGACATTTGCTTAAAATCGGCAAATATCTTAACACAACCATTGTTACTCCGCGATATTTCGTTGACCACCTGCTTAAAAAAGAAAGCATATAAATCACAATAGTTTCTACTAATAGAAACTATTTTTTCATTTCATATAAAATCCCTCCAAGTACATTGACTTATAAAAATCAAGAATGTAAATTAGAATCGACAACTAAATAACGCGGGTAGCTTGCGACTGATCCTCGCAGGTAATCCAGAAAATATAAAAGCCGTTCGGGGCCGAACACCCGGTGCGGCTTATTTTTTTGCGCTCGCATATTTGGTTGATCACGGCGGGATAGAGCAACGGTAGCTCGGCAGGCTCATGATCTGCAAGATGAAGGTTCGAATCCTTCTCCCGCAATTATGACAGATGATTTAAATAATTCGATTTTGGATAATGCCCAACAGCCTGCAAAAGTTTCTAGTGACGGAGTTTCCGTCGAACAGCATCCGCTCTCTGAGCAGATTGCGGCGGATAAATACTTGGCAAGTAAAACCGCTACGAGGCGTAAAGGTCTGGGAATTAAATTTTCAAAGTTATCTCCTTCGGGAACGGTTTAGTTATGTGGTTTTTCGGTAAAAATAAAAAGCAAAAAGTCTTGCAGCCTGCAGGACGAATCCTGCGGGCAAGGTTCGATGCTGCACAGACCACAGCTGACAACCAGAGGCATTGGGCCAATGCCGATTGTCTGTCTGCAGATTCAGCTGCAAACGCCGATGTTCGAAAGACCCTTCGTAACAGATCTCGCTATGAAGTTGCAAATAACAGTTATGCCAGGGGAATTGTCGCAACTCTTGCGAATGATGTCGTTGGAACAGGGCCAAGGCTCCAAATGCTGACCGATGAGACCTTAGGCAATGGTATTATCGAAACAGAATTTATGAACTGGGCATCTCAAATCAAACTTGCCCAAAAACTTCGTACCATGCGTATGGCAAGAGCAAGCGATGGTGAGGCATTCGGCATACTTTCAATAAACAGGAATTTAAATTCACCTGTAAAACTTGACCTTCGACTTATCGAAGCAGACCAGATTACTACGCCATGGTCGAAATTCCTTAACACACAATCGTTAGTTGACGGCATTGAATTCGACCAGTTTGGAAATCCATCCAGCTATTATTGTTTAAAAAATCATCCAGGAGCTTTCTCGAATGCAGCTTTTTATGAATATAACACCATCGATGCAGATTCGATGATCCACTGGTATAGAGCTGATAGACCGGGACAGAGCCGCGGTATTCCTGAAATCACGCCGGCATTGCCGTTATTTGCACAGCTTAGAAGATATACATTGGCAGTTATAGCAGCCGCTGAAACAGCTGCTGATTTTGCAGCAGTGTTATATACAGATTCACCAGCAAATGGTGAAGCGGCTAATTTAGAACCGATGGATGTAGTCCAACTTGAAAAAAGAATGGCTACAACGCTTCCTGATGGCTGGAAGCTTGGCCAGATAGAAGCCCATCAGCCGACAACTACGTACGGTGAGTTTAAAAACCAGATTCTAAATGAAATCGCTCGATGTCTGAATATGCCATTTAATATCGCGGCATGCAATTCATCGGGATACAACTATGCATCAGGCCGGCTCGACCATCAAACATATCACAAGAGTATCAGGGTGGATCAGGCTGACATGGCACTAGTGATACTCGATAGGATTTTACAGGCATGGCTCAATGAAGCGATTTTAATCTCAGACTACCTCCCGCTAAGTTGGCGAACTATTATGAGCCGGTGCAGGGCTACGCCTTGCCATCAGTGGTTCTGGGATGGCACAGAACATGTCGATCCTGCCAAAGAAGCCAAAGCACAGGAAATCAGGCTTTCCAATCATACTACCACACTCGCTGATGAATATGCAAAACAAGGCAAGGACTGGGAAGTTGAACTACGACAGCGCTCACGCGAGAAAAAATTAATGGATGAATTAGGAATATCACAACAAACAACAACTACTTCAATTTTGGAGAAAGACGATGAGTCAGAATAAATTAAATTTAACGGCAAACTTTTCAATCGAAGCAGCACAGGTAATTGGCGAAAACGAAAAACCCAAGAACAGACGGTTCTCAATGACGGCGTATACGGGTGGCCCGATGGCACTCGATGGCTGGAAGTATCCTGTGGTCATTGATTTGCAAGGTTTGAATGTTGGTAGCGGTTCGCGGCCAATATTTATCAGCCATAACCAGGATATCGATGATCTGCTTGGCCAGACTGATCATGTGGATATTCTGGAAAATAACTTAATCGCTGTTGGCGAAATTTTAGGCGATTCACCTCGCGTAACGCGTGTAATTGCACTAGCTGATAAAGGTTTTAAATGGCAGGCATCGATTGGAGCAAGGGCCGATCAGGTCGAATTTATTAAAGCAGGCAATATCGCTAAAGTAAATGGCAAAGATTTTACAGGCCCACTTAATATAGCACGTAAAGCAACCTTGGGTGAAATAAGTTTTGTAACCCTCGGCGCAGATAACAATACATCGGCAACAATAGCCGCAAATTTTCAGGAGCAAACTATGGAAAATAAAAATAAGGAAACCGACAAAAAAGAACAAACAACTGTAACCGCAGAAAGTACTACCGCAGATATCCGGGCAGCGGCCGCTGCGGAAACCACTCGCATCGCAGCTATCAAAAAAATCTGCTGCGGTAAATACGATGATATCGAAGCAAAGGCTATTTCAGAAGGATGGGACCAGGCCAAATGCGAATTAGAAGTTCTCAGGGCATCAAGACCTACTGTAAATATCGTCTCTTCGCAGAAACCTGCGGCAACCCCAAAGGTCTTTGAGGCAGTAGCATTGATGGCTTCGGGTATTTCAAGCTCTCGTTTGGAAACGCATTATGATGACCAGACACTTGATGCTGCTGAAAAACTTCGCGGTATAGGTATCCAGGAATATTGTGAGCAGATTTGCGCTATGCAGCTGCCCAGATTCCGCAGGGATGCATCGGCATGGCTTGCAGCAGCATTCAGTACAGCATCGCTGCCGGGAATACTTTCCAATGTAGCCAATAAAATGCTGCTTGAAGGTTATAACTATATCGAAGATTCCTGGCGGAAGATCTGCAAGATTGCAAGTGTAAACGATTTTAAGGAACACAGCCGGTATCGTATGACCGGAAGTTTTAAATTCGAGCAGGTTGGTCCCGATGGTGAACTGAAACACGGCAAAATCGATGAGCAGAAATACGGCCAGAAGGCTGATACACACGGTATCATGTTTGCACTGACCCGCCAGATGATTATCAATGATGATTTGGCTGCATTTACGGATGTACCCAGACAGATTGGTATGGGTGCAGCAGAAGCTATCGCTGATGCTGTATGGGGACTTTTACTTTCCAATCCATCGAGCTTCTTTTCCACTGCTCACAAAAACTATAAGGATGGTGCTGATACGGCACTGTGCGTTGATTCATTGACGGATGCAGAGGTTGTATTTGGCGAACAGACTAAACCAAATGGTAAGCCGCTTGGTGTTCAACCTTCATTAATCCTGGTACCAACGGCTCTGAGGGTCCCGGCTGATTTATTGATGAAGTCACCAACTCTCAATGAAACTACAACGGCCAATAAAGGTAAACCTGCATCTAATCCTCATATCGGTAAATATGAAGTTGTTTCAAGCAGCTATTTGAGCAACTCATCTTTTGCAGGCTATAGTTCAAAGGCATGGTATCTGTTTGCTGATCCAAATAGACTGCCTGCCCTGGAAGTTGCGTTTTTAAATGGAATCGATCAACCCACAGTCGAAAAAACAGATGCCGATTTTAATACACTTGGCATTCAGTTCAGAGGCTTTATTGATTTTGGTGTCAGAGAACAGGATTATCGCGGCGCTGTGAAGTTCAAGGGTGAAGCGTAATAAACATTAATATTTTTAAAATACAGGAGTATTTAAAATGGCTTATACAATAAATTTTTATCAAAATGGCAAATCTATCGATTACACACCGGCTGTTGATGTAGCGGCCGGTACTATCGTGGTCCAAAAAGGTGTTGTCGGTATAACTAAACTTGATATCCCGGCAAATGTAAAAGGTGCACTTTGCATTGAAGGTATCTTTGCAGTGCCCAAAAAGAATGAAGCATTTGCAGCAGGACTGCCTGTATGGTTCGATGCTGATGGCAACCCGCAGGGTGGTGTCGCAGGTAGCGGGGCAGCTACACAAATTGGCGGCGATGCTCAGGCAGCTGGTGATGTGCTTCTCGGAACGGCAGTAATCGCGGCTGCAGCTGCGGATCAGTTTGTTTATGTTGCCTTAAATAAATTCGATGCTCGTATTCCGGCATTTGCAGAAAATGCTCGCATCGCCAAGGCAGCAAGTGCAAATGCAGCTGTAACAGAATCCGGAGTTTGCTACGATTGTACCGCAGATAATACGGTAATCACTCTGCCTGCAACAGCGGTTGGCCTTGAATTTACGGTTATGAATATGGCAGCTGATGGCGCTGCCAAGGTATCTGTTGATTTCCAGGCAGGTGATAAATCTCTTGGCGGTCTTGGCATTGCCGCAGGCGGTGACGGTTTCCAAATCGATAATACCAAAGCAACTGCGAAAAAAGGCGATTTTATTACGCTCGTTGCTGATGGCACTGATGGCTACAGAATCAAGGCTATTCGCGGAACTTGGGCTCAGACAAGCTAATGGCTAATTTGCTGAAACAAGGAATTGATTTTTTAGCTGATAAGCTCAAAGCTCATGCATCTGAGACGATCATTTACAAACGCGGCGCAGATAGCATAAGTATCTGCGCCAGTTTTGGAAAAACAAACTACCAGATAGAAGATGATTCGGGCTTTAAGATTGGCGGTCATATAACTGATTTTTTATTTGAGGCTGCTGATTTAATTATTGATGGATTATTAACCGTTCCCAAAGCAGGTGATCGGATCGAAGTCGATGGAAAAGTATATGAAGCGTTATTTCTTGGCGACGGTTGCTGGCGGTGCAGCGATCCTTTTGGAAAAATCATCCGCCTCCATACAAAGGAAGTTTAATTATGTCTCTAACAACTAAAATAGTTTTATCAGCGGTTCCTTTTCTGATGCTTGGAAGCAGTAGTTCTACGGAAGTTGTAACTATTGCAGATGAGTTCATGAAATATGGCGAACTCGGGCTCTGTTTCGCATTGGTGGCTTATCTTATGTACAGCAATTACTGCCTAGTTGCTTCACTTCAGAAACTTATTAAGGAAAAAAGCTCTCAAGAAGAGCGACTGATAAATGCGATCCAGACTTTCTGTGCTGTATGCCGCGAGCGGCCGTGTTTATTAGATGCGAATGCATTTAAGATGGATAACCCAGATGGTCTGGCTGCTGTAAAGAAGGAAGATAACTAATGGTCTTGCAATTAGCTGAAAAAATCGTAACTACGCTCAATGACGGTGAATTTGATTTAGAATTTACTGCGACAAAGACGCTATTTCCATTTTATGAGTTGAAGGATTTATCAACTCTGCGGGTAACTATCGTTCCTAAAAGTGTAAATATCACAACGGCTAGCAGGGCAGCTAGTGAATTTGATTATCAGGTAGATATAGCAATTCAAAAAGCGGTTAAATCGCCAGACGATGCCGAAGTTACGGTTTTGACGGACTTTGCCTTGGTCATTGCAAAAAGTTTCCGCAATAAAGTGTACCAGGATATCGGCGCTGTATGTTTTAAGCAGTCTATCGATCCACTGTATTCGGTTGAGCATATTCAGCCGCCAAGTGTTTTCACAAGCGTTGTTACATTAAATTTTAAAGTTATTGAATAAGGATAATACTATGCCACTACCAATTACAAAACCAGAGGATATTCAACAGCCAAATGCGGTTTATGTGCCGCAGATAATTCTACAAACTTCGATTTACGATGGCAGATTAGTGCCATCGGCTATTATAAATCTTATGCCGGCAAAGTGTGTCGATGGCGTTTGGACTGAAACTGGTGGTCAGGTAAGAACCATTCAAATACAAGATGTTACTAATTTGGATGAAGATTTGGCTTCGCTTCAGGAGCAGGCTAATCAGTTGTTTGGCGGCTTTGTGGAAATTATAGGCTATATAAATGCAATTCGCAGGATACTGTAATGACTACGTGGTACGGTCAAATCTGGGATAGTTTTAATTTTGATGATGCTGCATTAGCTGATGGGGTTTATACCAGCACTACTTGGAATAGTGCTTCTGATGGTAGCGGTACGTGGCTATCCTGGAATGAGAATCAAACTATAGTAGATGCTTATGCTGAGGGAGATACTTTCAGAACAGGTAGTGGTCTTGGTGCAACACTAAATGTAGATATTACTAAACATTGTGTGTTGTACTCTGTTGGCGGTAGTTTTCTTATATATGAAAACAGGATAATTAACGCTGATTGTATAACAAATTCTCTAAGTGGTATTAGTATAGAAGCTTCCTGCACTGTTGTTATAAATGGTAATGTAACTGGCGGTGTAACATCTTCAGCTATAGGTATTTTTATTAAATCCAACGTTACTGCAAATATAACTATCAATGGGACAGTTAATGCTGGTTCGAGTGGAAATTCCTATGGGCTTTATGCCGCTGGTATCGGCTCAACTATAACAATTAATAACGGCTCAAACAATGCTGTTGTCTCAATTGGCACAGTGAAAGCATTGGTTGTAAGTGAAAATTTCACCACCGTAAATATTACTGGTAACGTGGTAAGCGGGACCAGTGGTACTGGCATAATGCTAAACAATACGGGTGCAACACTAAATATCACAGGCAATGTTATTGGTGGTTCTTCATCGACAGGATATGGTATTAATATCGCTTCTGCTGCAACAAGCTCATCTTTAACTATTGTGGGAAATGTTAATGGTGCAGTTGGCGCAGCTATTTATTCAAGTGCTGCCGGTGTAACAATAGATGTTACCGGAAATATTACCTGTACAGGCACTGGTGCTGCTATTACTCTTGGCGCTGCTGCGACACTGGCACAAAGAAATGGCAATATTACAGCATCCGGCACTGCCGGCTCTTCTGGTGGACATGGCATTAGCATTACCTCAAATAATTGCATTCTAAATTTAAGTGGTAATGTATATGGTGGACAAAGTGCGGGCATAAATAATATATGTGGTATAAAAGTAAGTTATTCGGGAACCACAAGTTTTACACTTGCGCTCAATGGTAATGTTTATGCCGGATTAGGCATCCTTTGCCATGGTATTTCAGTTGTTTCTGCAACGGCTTTTGGCACATATTCGGTTGTTATAAATGGAAATATTTTCAATAATGAAAAAGCCCTCGGTGTTTCAGCACCTTATACGCTTGGTAGTTCAAACCAGTATTTTACCCAAAATCCAATAACAGGTGGTTCAATGATTAAATTTCCCATGCAGCTTGCTGTAGAAAAAGTGTTAAAAGGCCAAGTGCACGGCAATGTTGTGGGTACTCTTGCACCAGCAAGTCCATTTAGAAGATTGAAAAGATTTGTTTGAAAGTGAAAAGTTAAAAACTAAAAGTGAAAAATTTACGATTCGGCCTTTCGGCCGAGACTTATTTTACTCGGTAAGAAACAATGAATAATAATTTTAGAAATAATTCCGGTTGGCAATTGTTACGGACAGTTGAGGCTGTAGATAATCCGGCGCTTTCTGCAAATACATTTGATAGCAAACCGTCATTTGCTAAAAATATTAATATCGCAGCAATCAGAGGTTTGGAATTAATCCTTGCTGCAGTTGGTGATGAAAACGGAACTGCCATTGTTCGTCTCTGGGGCGGCAGGAATATAAATTCTGGTCCAGCACAGCTTATAGCAGATATTACATTTACGCTCGGTACTATGACTGTAAATAAAGACCCGCAAACACAGGCAGCAACTGCACTGACGCGATATGCCGATTCAGCTGCGATTACTTCTTATTGGCCCACAGATATCAAGGCTGTAAATACGGGCAACAATTTAATGACAACGGTCAGTTTCGATGGGCTCGATATCGCCTGGATCGCGGCTGAGGTAATCTCACTTACTAATGTGACAAAGGCAAACCTTTATTTTGGGTATTTTAGCTAATGGCAGCAAAAGTCTCAAATTTTGGTAAGTCAATTTGCAAAGTAAAAAATTTGTTCTTTGATAGTCCGGCTGTTTTAGCTGCGGTGGATTCGGCCACAAGAAAAGTCTTAAACCGAATTGGCGGTATGATAAGACTTGCCGCCAGAAGGTCGATTAAAAAGGCCGCCTCGCATACTACTGTAAGTAAGCCCGGCAAGCCGCCGCTAAGCCATACGGGCCTGCTTCGAAACTATATCTATTATTCGTTTGATCCGCAGTCAAGATCAGTTGTTGTTGGCCCGGTTGCGTTAAATGCAAAAGGTAAAGATGTGCCGCGTACACTTGAGTACAGTGGAAGTACAAGAATAAAAGGTAAAAACGTTCATATCGCTGCAAGACCCTTTATGGGTCCTGCTTTAGCAGTAAACCAGCCGCGCATGGCAGCTTTATGGCAAAACAGTGTTAAAAAATAACTTATTTTTATAGGAGTATTTGATATGTCAGCAGCAGATTTTATTTTGGGAATAAACGCCAAATTATATCACGGCACAAACGATGCCGAATTAACAGCAATGACGGAAGCATCAAACGTCAAAGATTTGACCGTGTCAGTTTCAGCGGGCGAATGCGATATTAGCACGCGAGCAAACAGCGGCTGGCGAGCAACGGCGGCAACGTTGCGGGAATGTGAATTATCCTGGACCATGAACTGGAAACCTGGGGATGCATTTTTTACAGCGGTTAAAACTGCAATGCTAAATAGTACAACTCTATGTCTTGCCGCATTGACAGGAGAAAAGGCTACAGCGTACAGTTCCGGGCCTCATGGAAACTTTTCAATCACAAAGTTCGATAGAAAAGAATCACTCGAAGAAGCTATTACCGTCGATGTTACAGCAAAACTTGCAAAGTACATTGCATGGGTTGATGTAGCAGGTGCATAATTTAAGGAGGTATTGAAATGAAGACTTTTACAGATAGTGCCGGCAGGATTTGGACAATATCGCTAACCATTGATAGCGCAAAGCGAGTGCGTGATTTATTGAATATAAATCTCCTTGAGCCGGAGGTTGGCGATCCACCCTTAATTACAAGGCTCGGCACAGATGAATTTTTATTGTGTGATGTACTATATTGTCTCATTAAGCCGCAGGCTGATTCGGTGAACGTTTCGAGCGAGCAGTTTGGTCAGGCTTTGGGCGGTGATGTAATACTTGCAGCGCAGAATGCTTTCTATGATGAGGTAATTGATTTTTTCCAGAAACGGGGTCGAACCGACAGAGCCAAGGCGGCATCGACTCAGCAGAAAATGATAAATCTGGCGATAGAAAAGATAACTCAGAATCTAACTCAAATCGACCTGGGCGGGAAACTGACGGAAATATTTGGCGCACGGTCTATACAATAGCAGGATACATCGGCGTTGACCCTGCGCCACTTACTCTACGCGAATTATGGTGGATGAGCCAGGCGATAGAGTTTCGTGACCGGATGGAGTGGAACAGAGTTTCTGCTTTAATGGCCTTGCTATGTAATATCAACAGTGACCCGAAAAAAGGTAAGACGTTTCATCCGGCTGATTTTAATCCATACTTTAGTAAAAAACGCAAACGCCAAAATGCAATAGAAGTCAAAGACGCGGAATCCAGAAGATTATTTAAAGAAGCATTTGAAGGAAGAAGATGGCAAATTCAGGTTCAATAAAAGCAGGTGCTGCATATGTCGAAATCTTTGCAGATAGAAGTCCATTAATCCGCGGACTTCGAGCAGCTGAAGCAAGTGTAAAAAAATGGGGACAATCTGTTTCAGCAATGGGCAGACAAATGATGGGCCTTGGTACTGCGATAATTGGTCCACTCATCGGCGCTGCAAAATATTTTTCTAATTATGGTGATAGTATTGCAAAAATGTCAAAAAGGACAGGTGTCGGTGTTGAATCGTTAAGCGCTCTTGGGTTTGCAGCAGAACAATCGGGAAGCAATCTGGAAGCCGTTGAAAAAGGCATCCGCAAAATGCAGCAAAATATCCTGGATGCCAATAATGGTTTAAAAGCTGCAACTGATGTATTTAGTATGCTGGGTGTTAGTGCTCAATCATTTTCAGGCATGAAGCCAGAAGAGCAATTTCGTCTCATGGCAGATAGACTCAGTAAAATTGAAGATCCATCAAAACGTGCCGCGATAGCTATGAAAATTTTTGGCAGAAGTGGAACATCATTATTACCTATGCTTGAAAAAGGCAGTGCCGGCTTAGATGAATTAATGAATGAGGCCAAACAGCTTGGCCTTGTTTTATCAAGTGAAGATGCTATGGCTGCGGAGGAACTTAATGATGCGTTGAATCGTATGTGGCGGACAATAAAGATGTCTTTTGCAAATATCGGCGCAGCTGTCGCTCCTATTATTACGGATTTATCAAATAAAATAGCTGTAATCGTCGGCAAAATATCAAACTGGATTAAAGAAAACAGGGGCTTGTTTCAAACAGCTTTATTTGTGGGGGCAGGTCTTATTGCAGCAGGCAGTGCATTTATTGTTTTTGGAAATGCTTTAATTTATGCAAGCAAAGCATTTGCTATTATAAGAACCAGTTTTACTGCGTTAAGAACAGGACTTGCTTTTTTAATCTCGCCAATTGGTTTAATTTCAGCAGCTGTTACAGCTTTGACAGGAGTATTTTTATATTTTACGGGATATGGCGGGCAATTATTAAATTGGCTGGGCGGTTGTTTTAATACATTAAAACAGGATGCGACAGATGCGATTGGAGGAATTTCCGCTGCGTTTGCAAAAGGTGATTTGGGCCTTGCTGCACGTATCGGCTGGATGTTTGTAAAAACCGAATGGCTGCGTGCCAAAGAATGGATGCTTGGATACTGGCACAGCATAAAACTATTTATTACACAAATCTGGTATTCATTAGTTTATTCAATTGCCGCTGCCTGGTACGGAGCAGTTTACGGAATCGAAGTTGCTTTTGCTGAAACTGCGGGATTTTTAGGTCAGGTTTGGACAAGAACAGGGGCTATTTTAAAAACCGCATGGGTCGATGCGGTACAATTTTTCAAAACTATATGGATTGGTTTTAAAGAATGGTGGGCAAATACAATAGATGCAGTTGAAAAGAAATTAATGCAAGTTTGGATATGGTGGAAGAAAATCACAGATTCAAGTTTTGATGCAGTTGCAGCAGAAAAACAATTAAGCGATAGTTTTGCACAAGATAGGGACAATCGAGAAAGTACAGCAAATGAAAAACTTTTACACATTGACAAAGAAGCTGATGCAAAGCGAGCTGCAATTGAAAAAGAAAAAGACGATTCATTAGCAGATATTGAAACCCGCAGATCAGGCAGACGCCAGCAATCAAAAGCTGAATTCGATTCCGGTATGGCTGGGGCAAACCAATATTTAGAAGACAGCTTGAAAAATGTAATAGACAAAAATAGTGCTGACAAAAAAGCTGTTGCAGATGAGCTTGCCAAAACAAAAGAGGAATTCAATGCAGCCATTGCCAAAGCAAAAGAGCCAGTTGAGTCAAAAGCAAAAACGCTAGTAGCTCCTAAAAAAGATTGGCAATCGGAAAGTGGTCTTACCAAAGCATCTACAACCGGAACCTTTAGTGCATTTGGATTATCTCAGATGGGAGCAGGCGGTGTAATGCAAAAAATTGCAGATTTTACACAGCGAACTGCCGAGGCAACTGAGGAAATCGCTGAAAACGCAGATAGCAGCGCAGCAGAGTTCGGAGAATAAGCTATGGCAGGCACATATACAATCTCTGAACGATGGTCAGCTCGCAAACGCGGTGGCGGATCTAATAAAGGCGCAACTGTCGAATATGTAATTCAAGAGACAACTGCCGGCGCACCAGAAATGGATGATGGGCAGGTTATAACTGCACTTGCCGATAGCGCACCTACAACCTGGGGAACAGCTTTAATACCACGTGTATCATACGATGTAGAGCAAATTGCTGATCGAATTTGGATCGGCACAGTTAATTATGGCTATAACAAAAAGGAAGTTGGTGATATTGAATACAGCTTCGACACTGGTGGCGGCAGCCAAAAGATCACCCAAACGATTTCACCTTTAAATGTTTGGAGATATGGAAATAGTGCACCTGATTTCAAGGGTGCGATAAACGTCGATGACAACAGCGTAAATGGCGTTGATATTGTAGTGCCGGTATATAGTTTTAATGAAACCAGAATTGTTGATAATGACGATGTTGGCTCAGCTTTTAAATCTGCTTTATTTAATCTTACTGGCAAAGTTAATCATTTAAGCTGGCATGGCTTTAATGCCGGCGAAGTTCTATTTATGGGAGCAAGTGGTTCACGTCATGGCCGAAGAGGTGATTGGGAAATTAATTATAAATTTGCAGCAAGTCCTAACAAAACCAATATAACTATCGGGACCATTACCGGTATTGATAAAAAAGGTTGGGAGTATCTTTGGGTCAGATATGAAAAAAGCACAGACCAGAATTGTCTGGTACAAATTCCTAAGGCAGTTTACGTGCATCAAGTTTATGAATATGGTGATTTTGCAGCGCTAGGGCTAGGTGACTAATATGGGTGATACATTCCGCAAAGTCCGCGATGGTGAAAAACTTCGAATTCCTGCCCGTACGTATAACGCGATGGTCGATGCTGCACAGGATTTTATCAACCGAAAAAACAATGTGTCAGCTGAAACCGGTAATCAGCTTCCTGCAAATATGGTTTATATAAAAAATGACAGCGGCGCAAATGTTGATAGATTCAATGTACTTGGAATTGCAGGTTCTGCCATTCTTCCAGGCGGCTCTGATGCGAGTAACTTCTTTAGAAGTGTGGTTTTTTCGGGTGTAACACCTTTACTGCCTGACCATAGAGGTGGCAATTTTGTTGTTACCGCCGAACCTATCGCCAATGGCTCGGTTGGTCTTGGCTATATTTCGGGTGTTATTCAAATTAAAGTTTACGCACCATACGCCGTACTAAATGGTACGTTCGCAGATATTGCACACAATGATGTTACACAGCTTGCCGTTAGCAATTCGCCATCTACGACAAAAATTATGTTCCGCCATAGTACGATAGTTGGGCCAAGCGGCAATACTTATTGGGCAATTGTAAGGCTCAATTATTCTGAAAACCCCATCAGACGAGCTGTTTGCAAGCAATCAGCGGGAGCATCGAATAGTATTCAAGTAAACTTGATCAGAAACAATGCAGAGCAGACATCTGGTATTGAATCCAATGTAACTGTTACCTGTGATATATTTGGCGGGGAAATATCTCTTCAAAACGCAATGCCGAAACTGCAAAGCGGTGATATTATTTATGTTACTAATGTTGATGGCAGCTGGCGATGTATAAATACATTTACACCGTTTGTTTCATGTGAATGCGAGGATGCTATTTAATGGCGTACTTACCAGAGATTTATGATGATGCTAATTGGACTTATCAATCTAATAAGTATAAGTATAGAAACGTAGCAAGAAATGTTCATCGAACGAGCGATAATAAATTAAAAGTTCATAATAATAAAATTATTGTAACTTGCGATTGGCCTCAAAGGTTGTGCCTGACTTTCAAAGATATTAGAGAAGATAGCCCGGGTTGTCAATATTCTTATGATTATAGCTGTGATGCACCTGCCTGGATAAATCCAAACCGCAAATTCATTGTATATAAAATAATGGATTTTGATGGCCAGGTTATGTACGAGTGCATAAATGAAAATTGGGTGGTTACTTTAGCTATCCGGTATGTTACCGGCAGCAACAGAATGTTTATGCCAAGAGGGGTATGGGTAAGCCTTGTCAGAATAACAGACCAAATGGGCGGTGAAGATGAAGACTATCCCACAAATTGTTCTTGTCCAATTTTTTTAGTTGGTTCAGAATTTATGTACGAAACACCTTTTTGGGATGGCAACGCTCGCTACTACGATGAAAATGAAAATTATTGTTTTGGTGATATGGTTCTAAAGTACAGAAACGATGGGGATAACCAAGAAGATTATGAATATTATCTCTGCATCAAAGATAGAATAGCCACAAATGCTTATGGCACTTGGGAAGGTACAACCCAGCCGGATAATTGGATTAATGACCATGTTTATCAGATAGGCGATCGGGTTTTGGGTACAGATGGCTTGCATTATCGATGCGGCGAAGTCCATAAATCAAGTTCCACAAATAAACCTACTAGCGGTGATTATTGGCAGTCTCGCTGGACTCTTGAAAGTAACCATTACGGAAGCGGGATTGACATTGTAACAGGAACTGATGGTAACTATCATACGTGTAAATGGCCGCATTCTGGTTCGTCCATATTTAAGCCGATTACAGGAACAAAATGGAGTGATGTTTGGGGTACAGCCGCTGGTATATGGTCAAGCAGTATAGCTTATACTTGGGGGCAAAGGCCGATTTATAATGGCAAAGTTGTAGAGTCAAAACAATCTCCCAATTTAAATCACGTACCTCAAATTGATAATTTATGCAGATTTGATTGGTGGTGGAAATATTGTGATTTTTACAATTTTAAAACGTGGTCATCTGGCGAGTTTTATTCAACTAAACTTTCAAGAGTTGTCGGAACAGATGGGAATTTTTACAGATGTAAAAAAACACATTTCCCATACGATGATAGAAGGCCAGTAACAGGCTCAAATTGGGAGATGTATTGGGATTTGGAGCAAAAGCCTAATACTCCGGAAACAGGTATTGATTGGCAAACTTACTGGAAGAAGATAAAATGCAAAACACCTTTTGAAGAAGGGGTGTATTTTTTAAATCAGCTTGAAAACGAATTTGCCTGGGGTACTTGGGGACGAGTTGAAATATCTAAAGATATCCAGTCTTATCAAACTTGGCAGCCCGATTACGAATACAATGTAGGCGATATGGTCATAGGCTCTGACCAGAATATTTATGCATGTGAAATACATCATACATCAACTATTAATGATTGCCCGATCACGGGTGCAAATTGGGATGATTATTGGGTTTTAGCGGAGTGCTCAGGATGAGTTGTTGCGGCAAAAAAATAATTACAGGCAAAAAAGCAGTTGCAAAGTTAAATAAAATCAAAAGCATTGCAGAAGGTTTCACTAAACTTGCAGCTAGCAGGGCAGGTATGAAGTTTGAATATGCAAAAGAAAGACTAGCTGTTTGCGAAAGCTGTGAAAATGTGACATGGCTTAAAGATAGAGAATTTGCAGCATGGCTTAATGAAAATAAAATCGAGGTTTTGAAAAATCTCGAATCATTGGAGAAGCTAAGCGATCTACCGAAAAAGCCGCATAGGGCTTTGACGCGACGGTACTGTATAAAATGTAAATGCAATATTATGGCGAAAATTCATAGTAAGGAGGAGAAGTGTCCGAAGGAGAGATGGAAGTAGGGTTGGGAATCAGGATTGTAATTGATCCTGCCGGTTAATATTATACCGAGGAGACCTTTATAAAAGGGTGCTATATTATCAATAGAACGAAAACTTATACGGCTGTTGATTGGACTAGTGAAATATTTAGAGAATATCATTTTGCTTTTCAAGCGAAGGATAATGCGAACATTGTTCAGGGTGTGCCTGATAACTTTACAGAGATAGGATTTTATATAATGATGAAAGCACCGGAGGATTGTGTAAAATATTTTGATGTGAAGTAAAATCAAATGGTAAGCATAGTAGTGGTACACGAAAATTTAGCATTGTACTAGACGCAAGACTTTATATTTTAAAAGCTTGTATCTCACTCCATTGCTTCACAAGTTGAGAGTTCGGCATCGCCGAAATGGCGGCTATGCATAAGTCTGAATTCAGCGTAACTTACAAACTCCCCGGAGGGGACTACTTTGCCTAAATCTGTTAGCATCCATTTTTGTATTTTATAAATCCCTGCTCGGCCAACCAGTATGTGCAATCGATAGTCCATGGATGGAATTGTTCCGGTGAGTTGACCGGAGCATTGAGCCCGATTCCATGCCTGCCTTTTTGATAAATATGAAGTTCGTAAGGTATACCCGCCCGCTGAGGAGCCCATGATGCCCACATGATTGGGATTTATTTCCAACTCTTTTGCCTGCGATCTAATCACACGAACTGCTCTTGACACATCTTGGTACATTGAAGGATGACGATACCTATTTGCAGCAAGCCGATATTTTAAAACGAAACAGCTGATACCAAGTTTGTTAAGCCACAACGCATAATCTTTGCCCTCGTGTTCTGCAAGTGTCATGTATCCACCGCCAGGACAGATTATGATAGCTGAACCGAAAGCATTATCGCCTTTACTGGGAAAGAAAGTTAATGCTGGTACATCAAATTCAGAATTGCCCATCGACCCAGGAGCATCATTATGCCACAATCTAATGCTTTTATGTTGAAAAGTTGCTTCCAATTTATTCAGCCTATCCTTACACAGAGCCGCCCGAACCAA